ATGAGTGGATTAAGAAAGGTGTAATATACACTGTTACTGAAGCAGTTAAAATGGGTATCCAAGCAGGTAAGTTTGGATATCTTCTTAAAGAAGTATCTTTATCTAAAAGTTCTTTTCCTTATGAGTATTATGATGCTGATAGATTTGGAGTCTTAGTTGACCAAACATTAGAATCTACAGTTGAGGAAGAACAAGTATTAGAAGAAGAACTTGCTCTTTAATTAAAAATCAAATTTTATGGAAAAAATGTTTATAGGAGCAGTATGGCTATATGCTGTGCTGTCTCAAATAATGACATTGTATTTTATGTGGTTATGGTCTCATGATCATAGTTTCTTAAATACAATTACTATTGGGGCCTTAGTATCTGAATTTAAAGGATTATTATTTCCATTTTTCTTATGAGATATACAGAAACTGATGTCCGGGATTATTTAACAAATGTGTTTATAATCAAGAAAACAAGAAAAAGAAACTATTTAGATAATAGAAACTATTTACTAGCTTTAATGTTTTATAAGTTTAATCTAACTGAAGATGAGTTAGGTTATATCTTTAAAATTGATAGAAGTACAATAAATATATCTAAAAAGATTCCTTATTTCTTGTTCTTATTACAAGATGGTACATTCATTAAAAATACTACAGAAGTACAAAAGTTATTTCCATTTACTTTTCCTGAACCTAATATAAAATCTAAGCTTAAACAAAGAAGTAAAGTTATGTTAAGTTTAGATCAAACATTATATGGTCAAGTAAAGATGTATGCTGATAAAAATGATATGTACATGCATACCGCAATTAGAGAATTAATTAAAAAAGGTTTAGAATGGGGAGAATGAAAGAAGTCTACATGCAAGTCATGGAAGCTAATGATGGTATACCAGAGGGTTTAACTATTGGAGAAATGTCAGAAATGAAACAAATGGAAATTTATAACTGGGAATTGTATGAAAAAGAAAAAAGAAAAAGTATCTTACTTAACCTTGAGGATCCAGAAGAGATCAAAAAGATTAAACTTACTGAAAGAAACTTCAAAAATTGTCTTACAGAAGATTTTGAGAAGAGAGAGCAAGAACAAAAAAGAATTGCTAAACTTTACAACAACTAACAATGAAGAAGGAGATTGAATTCTACAAATGGTACTTTGGTGTTATTATAATAGCTATGATTGTAGCTGTTGCAGTAGAAGAAAAGGATAGTATATCTATTCCTGTTCAAACTGCTCAAATAACTACTGAAAAACCAATAGTTGACTGGAATAATGTAGATAATCCAGAGAAGAAAAAGTATTTAGAACATTTATATAACACAACTAAATTAAAATAAAATGGAAGATATGATTCAAATAACCAAATTAGTAGCAATAATATGTGTTACTCTTTTTGGAATCTATGCGTTATACAGAGTATCAGAATAAGATGGAAAAAACAGCAGAAAAGTATAATAATTGTACAACAGAAAAGTATAACTAAACAACAAGAACAATGAAAGAAGAAAAAGCAGAAAGTCAGCCATCTAGTATAGGTGCCATAGGAATAAATGGTATTAGTGACCCAGGATTAAAAGGGATTAGATTAGACATACCTAAACAAGAAACACTTGAAAAAACAGCAGTAGAATGGTTAAAAATGCAACTTGAAATTAGAAGTGGCATAAAAGAAATAACAGTTGATTCAAAAACTTTTGAAGAATTATGTGAACAAGCCAAAGAAATGGAAAAGCAACAGAAACATAAGTCAATTGATAAACAAGTTGGTATTCTAAAAGATACACTTGAAGAAATGATGACAAGTTTTGATTCTGAAGAAGATAGGCTGGACTTTATTCTTGACATTTGCAATGGTTACAGAAAAAGAATTAACCTTTAAATCAGAATAAGATGAATTATACAATAGGTTTAACAAGCTATATAATAGGTTTTTTGTTTGGATGTGTGGCAATGTATATAATTTTAAAAAAACCAAAATAAGATGGAGAAAGAAGTAAAAAAGAATTGTTACTATTGTCATTTAGATAAAGTTAAATCTGAAATGCAAGAGATTGGAGTTTGGGTATGTACTGAGTGTTTAGAAAAAGCTAATCCTTTAGTTAAAAAAAAGAAGTAGTATGGAGTATATAAAAAAAGCAGTAATTAAATTATCAGAAATTCCTGAGCATTTACAACAAAATGAAGTGTTACAAGGACACAAGTTAAATACTTATGGAGAGTTTCATATTGATGATTCAGAACAAGATGACTTAGTTTTATGGTTATTGAGTCAATACCCTACAATTAAAAGAAAAATAAGTTTCTTAATCCATTTTAATAAATAAATCAGAATAAGATGAAAGCAAAACTAATTAAAACAAGCAATGGTATCTATGACTTATTTGAAGGTACTAGATTTATAAGTACAACAGATTCTCCGGATGGTACTGCTAATAAATTATCCCTAAAAAACTGCCAAGCAATTGAACTTGGTTATGACTTGGAAGAGTTGGCTGATGAATTTGCAAAAACAAAATCATCACATAGTACATTTCAAAATACACACAAAAGAGATTTTAGAGAAGGTTTCCAAAAAGCACTTGAGTTAATGGGTGATAAGAAGTATAGTGAGGAGAATATTAAAAAAATGATGAAGTCTGCCTCATATGGATGGTTTGAAGCTGATTTTGATAAACATTTAGCAACACTACAACAAACTGAATGGGATGTAGAAATCATTGAAGAATGTTTAGACAAAGACTATGATGGTGTTGATAGAAAAGGTGATTGTATTACTACAGGTAAACCAAAACTTGATGCTGAGGGCTGCTTGATTTTAAAAAGAATATAATGGGGCAATTAATAGTAGAATGGTTATTAGATAACCTTATATCAGAGCCGTATTCAGAAGAAGATTTTCACCATAATTCAGATATGTGGGATAAAGCCAAAGAAATGGAAAAGCAACAGATTATTGATGCTTATGTAGAATGTTGGAAAACACATGTACCTAATGGTATTGAGTTCAAATTACCAGCAAAAGAATAATACAATGAAACATTTTCTTAAGTTTACTACAGTTTGGATTAGTCAGAATTTGGCTATACCATTCTGGACAATAGGACATATACATTTAATGACAACTGTATATGAGGATGTTATGGAAATAATTGCTTCCTTTGGTATGAATATCATAGTAGGAATTGGTTTCTGGATTAATTATAAAGAATATAAACAAGAAAAAACTAAAAAATTATGAAAAAGATTATATTTGCATTAACATTATTATTAAGTTTAACAACTTTTGCACAAGAAACAACAGTAATAGGAGATAATATCTACCTTAAACAAGATGGAAGTTTTAGAACTGTAATATTTAAGTATCCTGATAATGATGGTGCTATATCACTAGCTAAGTCAGATAATAAAATAGTATTATTCTTAAGTCTATTAGAAGGTTACCAATTTGGGAACAGTGGAGATGCTACTTTTGTTATTACTTTTAAAAAAGGAGATAGAATAACTGAATACACTACTTATGGTAGAGTTACAGAAGGTCTTAAAATGGCTATTGTAAAAAATAATATTAAAGATGATGCTGCATTCTTAACAAGTTTTTTATCATCTGATTATATGATGATAGATATGAGTGGAGATACTTACTTCTTTAGTTTAGATGAAAGTACAAGAGCTTATCAATTTTTAAAATAAATTATTATGGCTGATATAAGTAAATGCTATGGTGAAGGTTGCCCAATAAAAAACAAATGTTATAGATATACAGCTGTTGCAAGTGACGTGTGGCAAAGTTATTTTGCAGAAGCTCCAGGTAAAACAGAAGATGATAAGTTTACTTGTGAAATGTATTGGGGTGATAATGCTGAAACTATATTTAATCAACTAAAAGATATAACAAATGGGAAAGATAACACTAACATTTGATTCTAATGAAGAAGCTGAAGAAGCTAGAACAGCTTTAGATGCAGGTAAGTGGAGAATATTAGCTTGGCATTTAGATCAATACTTAAGAAATAAAGTTAAACACTGTCCAGATGGTGAAGATCCTGAAGCTTATCAAGCCGTAAGAGATGAACTGCATAGTTTATTAGAAGAAAGTAATTTAAATCTAGATTAATATGAGTGTAAAGAAAAATAACTACAAAGTAGTTGAGTTAAAAGATGGTTTGGAAACTATTTTTACTGTAAAAAAAAGAGTATTATGCTTTTTTTGGACTTCAGTTAAAAATAAAAGAAAAATTAAAATGTTTTTTGAAACAAAAAGAAGTGCTCAAGCGTACATAAACTTCCTTAAGTAGTAAGGTAAAGGGTTGGTTAGGAAGAGTTAGATTTTTAAAACAACTTATGGGAGTTAGTTACGGAGTAAACAAACGTTTAGCAATTAGACCTATAGAAACTTTTTTAACAAAGCGGTATCCTGGTTTTACAGAAAATCAGGTAACTATGCTTTGTAAAAAAGGTTATTATAGGTTCTTAGAAAATGAAGATTTTGAATTATATATGAAATATAAAGATATTTACATTAAAATTCCTGAGATCAAAAATTTAGTTAATGTAATTGTTAAAGAACATTTTTATATGACTAAAGAAGTAGATCAAAATTTACATTATTTATGGCATCTCTATAATCATGGTTCAAATGCTGGTGATTACCGGCCTTTTATATTATTAGCAGAGATCCAATTACTGAAAGTATTAGATTATATAACTGAAGATGAAGCATATAACATGTCTAACATGATGCAGTCTGAAGATATTGATAATCTAAATCTTGTGTATTTTTCCATACTTAATATGAGAAAGAAAAGAATAGAAGAACATGGAGAATGGGGCATAGGTCCGGCAAGTGCAAGACTTAGTGAAATAGTAAAAGATTATCCACACAGTGTTTTTTCTAAAGAATTATTTATAGCAACTTTTAATAAACAGTCATGACAGAACAAGATTTAATTGATTTAGGCTTTATTAAAGTAGATATTACTGATGAAGAAAGTCAAAACGGATATGATTATCATTATTATAATCTTGAAGTATTTGATAATCTTATACTAAGTTCAGTAGATAGTGATGAAGTAAAAGATGACCAGTGGTTTATTTATAACCTAGACTGGCCACTTAACTTTAGAATAACTGATAAAGAACAACTTATTCAGTTTCTAGAGATCCTTCATTGTCCGCATCAGAATGTAGTTTAGCTTTTTCAGCAAGAATATTAAAGATAACTAATGTAGCTGCTGATTTCCAGCACTCATCTATTTTTTGAGAAATTAAATCCATAGGAGCAGGTGTTGTTAAAACTTCACCTGTTCTTAAATGGATCTTAGTTCCCGCATCAGAATTCATTGCATTAACAAATGATATTCTGGTTATATGAGTAACATTAAGATGCTCAATATAAGGACCATCTTTATCTGTAAATTCTATTGCTAAAAACATTAGACTATTTGATTACCTTCTATTTTATAATTATTAACTTGAACTTGACCACCTACTTTCTTTAAGATAGCAAAACCATGGTTCCATTCATTGATCTCTAAATACTCAGGAGTAAGCTCACATAAACATCCAAGGCTATATGCTCTGATTATTGTTGAATCTCCTGGTCCATAGACTCTTTGAATACTAGAACTAGTTTTGTGAAAGTGATTAATAAGACAGTTAGTCTTTAATCTCATTAGAGCAGTACGTGCTGGTACAACACCACCTGCACCTGGTATCTTATCTCCATGCTCTATAAGGAAGTCTCCAAAGACAACTTTAGATCTGAATGGAATATATTGTACACCATATTCTGCAACATGTAATAAGACATCAAGTCTGAATTCATCCATGTCTATAAGTTCTGATGCTTTTACTCTAAGGTATCTTTCAAATCTATTTTCATGGTTACCCGGAATTAGATAAATTGGAATACTTGGGAATCTAGATCTACAATAGTCTAGAAATTGTTTACCTGCTTCTATTTCCTGTTTGAAATGAACCATTCTTGGATCTTTCTCATGAAATGAAAGCTGATAGAAGTCTAGTAAATCACCATTGATGAATAAAGATTCTATCTTTTCTTCTTCCATTTTAGCAAATGCTACTTCTATAGCATCATTATCTTGGTAAGGAATGTGAACATCTCCAATGATGCCAACTGATTTAGTTCCCGTAGGAAATACAAAAGTATCACGCTTGCTAGCATAAGACTCAGGTAAGAATTTTTCTTTCATAGTGAATTCTACTTTAAGTTCTTTTTGATGTGTTTTATCTTTCAGATTTTTTCTGTGTCTTGGTCCCATTTGACCTCTGTAATACCTAACTTTATTGTATACTCTTTCAAAAGAATAAAAGGTTGGGTGTTCTGCGTATATTTTTCTAGCTAAGGTTAGGGAAGGAGCTTTTGGAAAATTAGAAAGATACTCTAGTATTATATCAGTATCTTTATCTCTATTACTTTTAACTGCCATATTTTAATCAATCTATTATTAATATACAAAAAATAATCAACATGTTTACTGTAAAACTAATCAAACAGGATGGAAAGTTAGGTTATCTTAATGATAAATCCAAATTAAATTATCAAATCTTTGTAGATAAATTATCTGAAGGTCAAGAAGTTGAAGTCTTTATGGGATTAACTTCAGAGAATGCATCAGTTGCTCAACTAGCAAAAGTGCATGCATGTATTAGAGAATTAGCCAAAGAATCTGGTTATAACTTTAATGAAATGAAACAATTAATTAAAGAATCATCAGGCTTATGCTATGATGTAGAACATGTACAAATGTGCAAATCATTTGCTGATTGTAGTAAAGATGAATTAGCTTTAGCAATTGAAGCTTGTGTTTCTATTGGTAGAGATAATTATAATATGAACCTTACTTAGATTCTACATAACCTTCATCTCCTGGTTGAAGAACTTCTTTTTCTTCTATATGATTACCAACTTTTGCTTGGTGTTCTATTTCTGCTAATAATAATGCAACAGTATAAAAAGATCTTTGAGCATCATCTAAGTCTTCATACTTTTTAGTCATTATACTTTTCATGTATTCTTCTGATTTATCAGTTAATATATGTTGATATAAATAATAAGACAAAGCTTTTGTCATCATGTAAAAGTTTTTATTTACATTGATAGAGATAAGAACATCTGGTTTTATTTCTTTAACTTTTATAGCCATAACAATAATTTTAATAACAAATATAATATATTATGTCAAATTTACTCAATTTAGAGGAATATAAACAAAAAATATTTAATAAACTTGAACCAAATGGTTGGGGAAGAGTTCTTAAATCTTTTATATTTAGTACAGAGTTTAATGAAATACTTTTAAATTTACATGATTTAAGTTCTAATAATAAAAGATTTACACCTCCTTTAAAAGAAGTTTTTAGAGCATTTGAAGAATGTCCGTATGATGAACTTAAAGTAGTTGTGATTGGGCAAGATCCATATCCTACAATAAATGTAGCAGATGGTATATCATTTAGTTGTAGCAAGACTGATAAAGAACAACCAAGTTTAAGATTTATTTTTGATGCAATTCAAAAGGATGTATATCCTAATGAAGTATATAATAGAGATAAAGATCTAACTAGATGGTCAAATCAAGGTGTTCTAATGTTTAACACAGCTCTTACAACTGAAATAAGTAAGATTGGTCAACATTATAATATATGGCATGCCTTTAGTGCTTATGTATTTGATTACTTAAAGAACTTTAATCCCGGATTAGTTTATGTATTTTTAGGCAAAAAAGCTGAAGATTGGGAAGATAGTTGCGGTGAAAATTGTACAAAATTTATGGTTCCTCATCCGGCTAGTGCTGCATATAATGGATCAAAATGGAATTCTAAAAATGTATTTAATGAAGTAAATAATGTTTTACAACATAATTTTGCAACTAAAATAATTTGGTAATGATAGAAATATTTAATAGACTAGTAGAAAAAAACATATCACCAAATGCTTATTATGTATTACACTCTATACGTGAAAAAATTACACCTTACAATTTTGTAAGTTCTTCTTTAGAATGTACTAGATTAAAAAATGATGGTTGGTTAGATAAAGATTTGAAATTAACAACTAAAAGTATTATCTTTATGGAAGAAATTAACAGTTTCTTCAAAAAAACCAAGAAAAAAACTTCTCAAGCATTACTAGGTCAAGACTTTATAGATAAAATCCAGGAGTATGTAGAAATTTTCCCTAATAGGAAACTCTCCTCTGGAAAATATGCTAGAGTTAATGCCAAGAATCTTGAAGTAAGTTTCAGATGGTTCTTTGAGAACTTTGACTATGATTGGCCAACACTTTTGTTAGCCACAGAAAAGTATGTTGATGAATACAGTGTAAGGAACTATGAATTTATGAGGACTGCACAATATTTTATCAGGAAGCAAAACATAGATAAATCTTTTGAATCTGATTTAGCAACATACTGTGATCAAGTTAATAATTCTTTAGATGAAGACACAGATTATTTTAAAGAGAGAATTGTATAATGGGAATCAGCAAAAATGTGATTTTAACTTTTTTAGCAATTATAGGTAGTATTATAGCTTTCTTCATTGTTGATTTATTTATTGTAACTGTTACAATAGGTCAATACATAGCAATTGAAGTTGTTATAAGCATATTACACTATATGTATAATAAAGCAAAAGTCCAGACTTTTAACAATTAAATTATGGCGGATTTATTTAATGGAGCCAGGCCACTAAAGCCTGTTAGTGAAAGAGATGCTTTAAGAAAAGCTATCTTAAAAATCAAAGCAAGAAGAAAAGGAGAACTAAGGTCCCTTAAAAGTGCATGGCCCAAATTTAATGATGCTTTTTGCGATGGATTAGAATGGAGAACTATCACCATAGTAGGTGCTAGACCCGGTACTGGGAAAACTTTATTCATGGAACAGTTGATTAGTGATATTATTGAACACAATGCTGACCAAGAATTTAGAATTCTTAAATTCCAGATGGAAATGGTTGATGAAACCAGTGGGGTAAGAAAATTAAGTCTGAATACAGGTGCTGATTACAATACTCTTATGAGTAAGGGAGGAATTCCCGTTGATGAAAAGGTGTTCTATAAATGTGTAGACTTTTATGATAGAACTGTTAACAGTGATTTCATTAATGTAGTCTATGATGCATGTACAGTAGATGAAATGTGTGCTACAATTCATTATGAAATGGAGCAAAACAAAAAGCCAGATGGTACTTATACTAATCTGCTTGTTGGCATTGATCACTCTGCACTATTTAGAGTTGGCAAAGGACAAAAAGACAAATTTGAGATGTTAAATAGCTTAGGTGAAGCTCTCACTATGATGAAAAAGAAATATCCAGTTGCTTTTGTGGTACTTAGTCAATTAAATAGAAATATAGATGCTCCGGATAGACAACGGGATGGTGAATATGGAAATTATATTCTTGATTCTGATATCTATGGTTCAGATGCTTTATTACAGCATGCTGATGTAGTTATGGGAATTAACAAACCTTCAATTAGAAAGATAAGACAGTATGGTCCAGAAAGATTTCTTATTACGGATGAGGACATGCTTGTATTTCACTTTTTGAAGTCAAGAAATGGTACAACTAGAATTAGTTTCTTTAAACTAGATAGAACTACCATGAGAATAATAGAAATAGACACACCAGCTCAAGCTACAAAGAAAATGTCAATTTAAAAAAGAAGTATGAATGTAAGAAAAGAAAAAGAAAAAGAATTTTTTGTCCAACACATGGAAACCTTTAAAGCTATTGGTAACCCAGATCCATTTTTTATTATCAAAACAGCCTTTTTTCAAAAAGGTAAGTTTGGTAGACATGTTCAGTTTTTTGAATCTGAAATTGGTAAAGGGGAAGATATCTATATTGAGTTCTATGATAATGTTACTGATGCAAATGGTTCAGTTACTAATGTGATACCATTTTCAGAGGACAGACAATTGTTTAAGTACAAGTACAATCCTTTCTATGTAGAGGAATATGAAACTAAATCTGGTACAAATTACAAAGGGGAACCTTATGTATTGTATACAGTCCCTGTATCTGAAATGTGTGCAGTTCTAAAAGATGGAACTGAGATTACACACTCTCTTTATGAAAAGAGAAAAACAGATGCTGAAACAAAAGTAAAAGAAGAAGAAGTAGAATTACCAAAATTACAAAGTAGCTTATTTCCAAACTTTGATGAAGAATTTCCTTCAGAAAAGAAGATAGACATATCTTCAATATTAGTAGGTGAAGATGCTCTTATGTCAGATATGACAATTAGTGACTTTGCAGCCATTATGTGGAAGCAGCCTGTTAGTAATAAACTATGGTTAAACAGTTTAATAAATAAATTATGAGTATAATACTTCCTACTGCTAAAGTAAAAGCAGATAGAAAAAATCCTAAAAGATTAATTATTTATTCTAAGCCAAAGACTGGTAAGACAAGTGCTTTTGCCGGATTAGAAAATAATTTAATCATTGATTTGGAAAATGGTTCTGATTATGTAGATGCATTAAAGATTAAAGTTGAAAATTTACAAGAACTTTTAGAAGCTGGTAAAGCAATTAAAGAAGCTGGTAAACCATACAAGTATGTTACTATTGATACAGTAACTGCATTAGAAGATATGGTCATGCCTCTTGCTATAAAATTATATAAACAAACAAGCATGGGTAAAAATTATGATGGAGATAATGTCTTGTCATTACCTAACGGTGCTGGTTATTTATATTTAAGACAAGCTTTCTTTCAAGTTTTAGATTTTATTGATACCTTAGCACCCCATATTATTTTAGCAGGTCATATCAAAGACAAGCAAGTAGATGATAAAGGTGAGATGGTATTAGCTGCAAACATTGATTTGACAGGTAAAATTAAATCTTTAATCTGTGCAAATGCAGATGCAATTGGTTATATGTTTAGAAAAGGTGACAAAACTATTCTATCATTTAAGACTAGTGAAGAAGTGACTTGTGGTGCAAGACCAGAGCACTTGAGAAATGAGGAAATAGTAGTTTCTGAATTGAATGAAAAAGGTGGATTAGATTTTCACTGGGACAAAATTTATGTATAATAACAAATAAAAAATAAACAAAATGGCTTTAAGTACAACAGACTTAGGAACAGGTGGATCAGGAATGGCAAAAACAATTGCACCAGGTAATCACACTTTAAAAATTAACAGTATTGTCTTAGAAGACTTTACATTTATTGAAGGTGCAAAACACATGATATTAAATGTAGAAACAGAACCTTTAGAAGGATTTGAAGGCTTCATGATTGACAAAGATGATGCAAGTAAAGGTCATTATGCTGGTCAAATTGGTAGAATCAAAGCAAGTCAGTATGCATTTGCAGATGGAGAAACTAAAACTGGTATCAAGATCCAAAGAGATAGATCAGTTCTAATCTTTTTACAAAACTTATCTAAAGCATTAGGAGTAAGTGAGTGGTTTACATCTCAAGATGGTAAACATGATACTATTGAAGATTTTGTAAGTGCATTTAATAAAAGTGGTGTCTACAAAGATATCTATCTTGATTTCTGTATTGCAGGTAAAGAATATGTTGGTAAAACAGGTTATACAAACTATGATATGTACTTACCAAAAGCTGATAGAGGTACTTATGTTTACACTGAAACTGAAGGTGATAAACTAATGACTTACAATGAAGCTCTTCACTTGAAAAAAGCTGAAGTAAAAGAAGTAAAAGGCTTTGGTGATGATGATGACAATTTATCTATCCCATCTAAAACATCTTCTGATTTCTCTCTAGATTAATTTTAATTAATTGATGGGGATGTCAGAAAAGGTGTCCCCATTAATTTTTAATTATCTGATTATGATTTCAACTAAGAATATAATATCTAAACTTTCTCAGGTGCCAATAGAATGGCCTTTTGAATATTATTTAAATTTAAAAGAAAAGCTTTCAGGTCAAGATATTAAAATACTTTCTGCATTTAATTCTAAAGATAAAATACCATCTATGTTTATATACATGGATAGTAGTAATATGATGTATAAATTTAAGGATTTTTCATCTGGTTATCAGGGAGATAACATACAATTAGTAAAGTTATTATTTAACTTACCTGAAAGAGGAAATGCTGTTAGTAAAATAATTAATGATTACCAAGACTATGTTCTAAATCATAATGTGCAACCTAAAACAGAATTTAAATTCCATGATAAGTTCAAAGTAGTTGACTATGAAATGAGACACTGGAATAATTTAGATTCTATTTTTTGGACAGGATTTAAAATTAGTTCAACTCTTCTATCACTGTATAATGTGGCACCTTTAGCTTATTTTACTATGGAAAAAAGAGAAGAAGATAATTCTGTAACTTCATTTATTTTTGATAAACCATTTTTATATGGATACTTTAGAGAAGACGGTGAACTGTATAAAATTTACATGCCTAAAAATATAAACAAGAAGTTTATTAAGGTGCAAAATTATGTACAGGGAATAGACCAACTTAAATATGATTGTAAGTACTTAGTAATTACATCATCACTTAAAGATCTTATGTGTTTTAGAAAGCTTGGTATTGGTAATGTAGAATGTATTGCTCCGGATAGTGAGAATACAATGATTGGAGAATCTATAATTAGTAAACTATTACCACACTATGATAAGATTATTGTATTGTTTGATAATGATGAGCCTGGTATAAAAGCTGCTCAGAGATACAAAGACAAGTATGGTTTTGATTATGTGGTACTTAACATGTCAAAAGACTTATCAGATTCAGTAAAAGATCATGGTATTGAAGCTGTGAGAGATAAATTATTACCATTACTAAAACAAGCATTGTGAGTAGCTTTATTAAAAAAATAAAAACAAGGATGAGTCTAGCAAAAACAAAGGATGAACTTGAAGATCATCTTAATAGTATTTATAGTTCTTTTAATACTCTAAAAGAAGAAATTACAGAATTAGAAGAACAATATTTAGATGATATTAAAGATTTAAATGAAGAAAATGATAAACTTACTGAAGAAAACAAACTTCTTACTGAAGAGGCAAATGATTTGAGTGAAAAGCTTGCAATATTTGAACTAGAGAACATGGAGTTAAGATTAAGAATAGAAGTTTATTATTTAACTATAAAATATGTATGAGTTGGATATATAAAGGTAAAGAGTTTGATGAGTTTTGTATACCAGAAGGTGGTATTGGATTCATCTACATTATGACTGCTATCATAGATGGTAAGTCTGTTGCATACATTGGTAAGAAGAACTTCTTTGCTAATATTAAAAAACCTATGGGTAAAAAAGCTTTGGCTATGTCTACAGACAAGAGACTAAAGAAATATACCCGGGAACTTAAACCTGACTTTATGAGATATTACAGTAGTAATAAAACTCTTAAAGATGCTCACAAAGCAGGAGTTATGATTAAAAGAGAAATCTTAATGATATGTTATTCAGCAATGGAGTTAACTTACCAAGAAGTAAAGCACCAGTTTAAATATGAAGTGCTTGAAAAAGAAGAATACTTGAATGCCAATATTCTTGGTCGCTTCTACAAAACAAAATAGTTATGGAAAAAACTGTAGAAAAAGTATATTTATTACCAAATAATAGTGTTTCTTATAGTCCAACAAAAGAGTGCACTATTCCTACTTACATTAGTAATTTTCCAGGAACTCAAGAAGAGTTAAAAATTATTTGGGAAAATCAACAAAAAACAAAATAGTTATGAGTAATGACAGACATATCTGGGAAGGTTGGACTGTAAATGATTTTATCAAAGAGTTGGAAATAACATTTCCGTACCAAAATTTTAAGACAAAGGATGATGTAAAACAATGGTGTAAGTCTGAACAACCTTATTACAAGAAACATATTCCTGAAGTAGCAAAACATTTTATTCAAAAAGCAAGATTATGACAGAAAATGATATGACAGGCCTTCTATTACAGTTGGCTGACCGTGGTGT